GCCGGGGCGAAATGGCTCGGCCTGCCGCCGGGATCCACGGCCCCGGCGGAGATTGATCCGGGGACCCCATAGCGTAGGGTGAAGGCCCGCGGCCAGGGACGGCCGCCGACCCAAGCACGGAGGGCCGGATGCGCAAGGGCCAGATCGGCGGCGACGAGATCACGCGGATGGCCCGGCAGCTCGTCGAGCTGCACCCAGACGCCCCGGCCCGGACGCTCGGCCGCCGGCTCGCGGCCGAGACCGGCGGAGCGATCACACTTCAGCAGGGATACCAGCGGATCCGCCACCAGCTCGGGATCAAGGGTCGGCAGCAGCGGGGCAATGCGGCCGACAAGTCGCTCCACCGGCAGCCGCGGGTCGCCGGCGAGGTGGTGACGATGCCGAAGAGCAAGGCCGAGCCCTGGGAGACTCACGACCTGGGAGTCGTCGGGACGATCGGCGTCCTGTCCGACATTCACGTCCCGTATCACTCCGAGGTCGCCCTCGGGGCCGCGGTCGCCGACCTGAAGTCGAGCGGGATCGACGCCCTGGTCCTCAACGGCGACACCTGCGACTTTTACGCGATCAGTCGGTGGACGAAGAATCCGCGACACCGAAACTTCAAGGGCGAGGTCGAGCAGATCCGCCAGCTCGTGTCGTGGATCCGCCAGGAGTTCCCCACGATCCCGATCGTGTTCAAAACGGGGAACCATGAGGAGCGTTGGGCGCATTGGCTGTGGCAACACGCCCCGGAGATATCCGACGAGCCGGAGATGGGGCTCGCGTCCTGGCTCCGCCTCGACCAGCACGACATCACGCTCGTCGACGACCAGCGGCCGATCATGGCCGGAAAGCTGCCGATCCTTCACGGCCACGAGAAGGGGAAGGGGATCTCGGCCCCGGTGAACCAGGCCCGCGGAGCGTTCCTGCGACTTCACCACACGGTCCTTGAGGGCCACGGCCACCGGACCTCGGGACACTGCGAGCCCGACATGTTCGGGCATGAGGTGTTTTGCTGGTCGACCGGCTGCCTGTGTGACCTTCGTCCGGAATACGCTCGGCTGAATAAGTGGAACCACGGATTCGCGGCCGTGACGACCCACGCCGACGGATCGTTCGACGTGTCGAATCACAGGATCACGGCCGACGGCCGAGTGAGGTCGTCGTGAGCGGCGACCATCACTTCAAGGTCCGCGGCCTCCGCGTCCTGTGGAGGTATGCGAGGCTACGGGGCCGGGCCGCTGGCTGGAGCATCACGCCAGACGAGAAACGGCCGGACCTCGAAAGGAAGGTCCTGATCGACCAGCGGCTCCGGGGTCGGGCTCGCCTCGAGACGGAGATCCACGAGGGCCTCCATCAGCTTTTCCCCGACTTGGCCGAGGAGACCGTCTCCGGGGCCGGCCGCGATCTCGCCCGGATTCTCTGGTCGCTGGGATACCGGCTGCCGTGACCGACGCCGACCTCGCCGCCGCGGAGCAGCTCTGCCGCAGGCTCGGTCCGGCTAACTGCTGGACTGGCACGGGAGGAAGCCTAGCCTCGTTCGCTCTGACCATGATCCGAGAACTGAAGGAGCGACACATGATCGAGACGAGAACAGCGGCCGAGCAGATGCTAGAGCAGTCTATAGCCGCCGTCCGCGACCGGCACGGCAAATACGGACCACCGGCGGAACACTTCGCCAGGACGGCCGCGATGGTCAACTCCGCATTCGGAACGACGTTCACGGCGTCCGACTGGGCGCTCGTGATGATCCTCGACAAGGTCTCGCGGCAGCTCGGGGCAGCGGCCACCGACGACGGCGGGATCGACATCGCGGGGTATGCGGCCTGTCATCAGGAGTGCCGGGTCGCGTCGAGTTCGCCCAGGTCCAGCGGCGGCAGGGTGTCGACCGAGCAGGTGTCCCTCGGGCAGATCAGCGGGTCCACATAGACGGCCTGGAGGGCAGGGTCGCTGTGATCAAGCAATTGGGTCGCCGCGGCGGCTCCGCCCGCCAGGGCCGCGTACGAGGCGGCCATGCGGCGGAATCCGTGGAAGCCTCGCCCCCGATAATCTACGCCGGCAGATCGGCACAGGACCTGTAGAGAGGCCCAGTGGCTGCGGGTCGCCCGATCCCACGGCCAGACCAGGTCGTCCGGCCCGCGACGGTGCTCCGCGAGCATCGCGGCGAGCTGCGGCGTGACTGCCCTCTCGATGTCGCGGGTCGAGCCCTTCCGCGTCCCGGCCAGGAAGATCACGCGACGGCGGTCGAGGTCAACCTGGCCCCAGCGGAGCGACGTGAGGGCCTCGAATCGCTCGCCCGTGCATACGGCCGCGTAGATGAGCGTCGACCACCACCAACGCGACGGCAGGCCGCCCGTCCTTCCGATCCGACGCTTCGCTGCCCTGATCAGAGAACCGACCTCGTCGGCTGTGTAGGCACGACCGAGGGGGATCGTCTTCGGGACTTTGACACGCGGGACCTCGGGAAACTCTGTCGTGATTTTCTTACGGGCGAGGTATTCCCAGACGGCCCGGATCATGTTCCGGTCCTTCCGGACCGTGGCGGGCTTCGGCAGGCGATCACGCCAACCAGGCGTGACTCGTCGCCATTCCAAATACTCCGCGACGACCACGTCCTCGAGGTCCCCGACCGTCGGCGGTCGTTTCAAGAATCGCTCCAGACGATCGAAGAGCATTCCGTAGAGCGAGACCGTGTGGGGCTTCAACTCACGGAGCAATGCATACCGACGAAACGCATCACGCAACGGCATTGAACGCATGGCATCACTTCCTTTTGGTTAGATGCCGGGCAGCCTACCGGACTGTACACGCGTCCACCACTATTCCACTCCCCTCACCTGTACGTTTGTACTCCCCTCGCCTCCAGTGGAATAGTCGCGTTGATCAACTGTTGACAGCCGGCCCGGCGAAATCAAGTCGCCGGGCCGGTTGATCCACAATCCGGCCAGATTACCTTTGAGGCATGGCAGTGTTCCTCCACCCAGACACCCGGAAGCCTGTGCTGACCGCAGACGAGGCCGGCGAGCTGCTGAAGATCGACCCGAGCAACATTCGGCACTGGGCACGCCGCGGAGAACTGACGAAAGTCGTCGAGTCTCCTCGCAGGGTCTACTACTACCTGCACGAGATCAAGAAGCGGAGCAAGGAGGCAGCCGCGACAAAGAAGAAACGAGGCGGACGCCCACGCAAGGCTGCGGCGGGCGACTGACAACACAGTCGGGGCCACCATGCTTTCTAACGCTCTCGCATTCCTTGTGTATGCCGTTCGGTCTGTCGGACTTCTGATCGTCGGCTTGTCTTCGATCGCTGCCGCGTGGTTCTCAGTCTTTGGGGCAAAGCCGTCGATGGCTTCTGCTGCCTGCTCGTGCCTGGTACTGGCGGCCGCCGTGTTGTCGTGGCCGAGAGTGCCGAAAGCCTGGAGGCGTGATCCTCCGACTGACAAGCAGCTCGAGTACGCCGTCAAGCTCGGGATCGACATTCCCGACGGGTGCTCGAAGGGGCAGCTCTCAGACATGATCTCCGCCGCAAAATCGGCCAGGGGCTCGTTCTAGTCGCGGAAAATCAGCGGTTTTCAGATTTTCTGTATTCCCTATTGACCATTTCACGATAACGTGTTTATCCTCCCCGTCGCGTCATGGATGACTTCGACGGCGTGGTCACCAGTGCAAGGAGGCACAACATGGACGCCAGGCTTTGGGTCGAACTGATCATCGTCATTGCCAAGATTCTTTCGGCTGGTTTGGATTCGTGACTCTGTATCCCATTTCACGGAATCGAGACATGGGCAGGTTTTCGACTCCTCCGCTCAGTGTTTTTCACGGACGAAACCACACCTAAAAACGTTTGACGAAACGCATGTACGCGTGTTCACTTCAGACCATCAAAGAAAGGACGCGAGATGGACTCACACGAACGCGAATATCAGGCCGCAGCGGACGGAATGGCCGAGACCTACGGCAGGCCGACGGCCTGTCACCTGCCGAGCATCGGCGACCGGATCGCCTACCGGCTGAAGACCCACACGGACACCGAATGGGAAGCGGGCCGCGTGGTCCGAATCCAGGAAGGCGACCGGCCGCTCGTCGTGGTCGAGACCGACGACGAGAAGACGCTCCGCGTGATCGACGGCCGGCCGTGGCCGGACGGCGCGATCCTGCCCTTCTAAGGAGCCAGACCATGGGACGCATGATCTCGCGAAACGACACGGCCCTCCACCGGAACACCCACGACCGGCACCACCCGATCGCTCGCGGTGCCCGGCTCGCTCGCCACCTGGCGATCGCGGCCTGGAGGCCTCTCCGGGCTCTGGAGTCGCTGATCGACGAGGTCGACGCCTGCGGCTGCCCGGTGAACCGGGCCGTCCTGCTTCGGGCTCGGGCGGCCCTGGAGCACGCGATGCCGTACCTCGAGGACCAGGAAGGCGAGGTGTGGAAATGAACGCCGCCGCATTGTTCGTCGGGGCCGTCCTCGGGATCGCCTTCGGCTGTGCCGGGCTCGCGATCGTCGGGATCGCCTACTTCCGATCACTGGATGAGTTCGGCCGGGCGGAGCCCAGCCGAGAAGGACGCCGGCTGGATGCCGGTTTGGCTGGAGGCCATGGCAAAGGATCGCGGCCGGCGGAGCCGGACCGCGAGACCCTGCTCCGGGTGTTCCGCGAGACAGGGTGGATCGACATCGACACCGTGAGGAGGTTTTCAAGATGAGCGGATTTAAGAAGGCAACGAAGGCAGCCGCGAAGCTGCGGCTCGGACTGATCGGCCCGGCCGGCAGCGGGAAAACGATGACGGCCCTCCGGATCGCGGCAGGGCTGGGCGGCCCGGTCGCCGTGATCGACACGGAGCGAGGCTCCGCGAGCCTCTACGCCGGAGAGCGTGGGCTCGACTTCGATGTGATCGAGCTGGACACCTACGGGGTCGAGCGGTTTATCGACGCGATCAAGGCCGCAGCCGACGGCGGCTACGCGACGCTGGTGATCGACTCGCTGTCCCACGCCTGGAGTGGCAAGGGCGGGATCCTGGAGTTCGTCGACAACGCCGGGAAGCGGAACCAGGGCGGGGGAAACTTCGGGGCCTGGCGTGACGCGACTCCGAGGCACAACTCGCTGGTGGACGCGATCCTCGGGGCTCCGCTCCATGTGATCTGTACCCTCCGGTCTAAGGTCGAGTATGTCGTCGAGAACGTCGGCGGCCGGAACCAGGTCCGGAAGGTCGGGCTCCAGCCGGTCCAGCGTGACGGCCTCGAGTACGAGTTCACGGTCGTCGGCGACGTGACCCAGGACCACGACCTGGTCGTGACGAAGACGCGGGCCGCGTTTCTGAAGGACGCTGTGATCCGCGAGGCCGGCGAGGATCTCGGGAAGCAGCTCGCCGCCTGGCTGTCCGACGGCACGACGCCCGCCAGGCCGGCGGTCGAGGTCCGATCCGCGAAAGGGCCGCCCGAAGGGTCGCTGTACTACCAGATCGTTCTTTTTATCGCCCAGGCGGAGAACGTCCGGACGCTCGGGCGGATCGGCAACCGTCTCGACGAGCTGGTCTCGACCGACCAGATCACGGCCGACGAGTGGTCGCAGCTCACCGACCGGGTGAACGAGCGGCACAAAGAGATCGAGCCGGTCGAGGAGGTCGCGTCGTGACCAGCCTCGAACACCTCACGTTTTCGGGTCTGCGGCACGACCACGATCGCGACTGGTTCCGCTGTTCGGATCTCGTCGACGCGAGCCAGGCCGCAGGCTATCGGATGACGCGCTACGAGATCCGGACGGCGATCGGTCACCTGCCGAAGCCTGACAAACAGTACGGCCACTGCCACTACGGCCGCGACCACCTGATCGCTGTGATCGAGTTCGCGACCGCGAAATCCCAAGAAAAGGAGACACGCGATGGACTGGGGTCTTGATGACGATTTTCCGCCGGTTGCTGTCCGCGACGACTCGCGGGCTCCGGATCGCGAGCTGGTCCCCGAGGGCGACCACTCGCTCCAGATCCGCGAAGTGATCGACCATGGCGAGAAGATCGAGTTCCGGCTCGTCCACGACGAGCGGAGGTTCGGTTGGGTGTTCGCCAGGATCCCGAAGGCCGACTGGGGCCGGCGGATCCTGTCGAGCCTCCGCCAGGCCGTCGGCATGACCCGCGAGGAGTGGGCCGCCGGCGAGATCACCGACCTGGTCGGCCGTCGCGTCCGGGCACGGATTTACCACCGGGCCGGCAACGGGAAAACGTTTGTAAACGTCGGCGAGTTCCTGGCGGCCGAGCAGGTCGTCGAGAACGCGACAGCGAAGCCGCAGGTCGAGCGAGCCGTCGCTCCGCCGACCTCAAGGACGCCGGTGAAGCGGACGCCAGCACAGAAGGTCGACGACGCGTCGCGGATGCCGGGGGACGACATTCCTTTTTGATCTTCCGGCCGCTCCCGGCCGCAGTGGCTGCCTATCTCGGCCACGGGGAGAGCGCTGCCGGCGGTCGCGAAGTAACACCGGCTCCTAGTGAGGTCGTTCGCCTTGACGACCGGCACTAGGCGGAAGCCGCACGACACGCGGCAACCGAACACGGAGGGACGGATGACGATCACGGACGCGATCGACGCGATCAACACGGCAGCCGACCGGCACGCCGCGATGCGGATCGCTAACGCGGTCGCCATGGAATCGATGGACGGATCGCGACCCTACGCCGACGAGCTGGCCGTCCGGAGGGCCTGGTTCGAGCGGTGGGGCAACGCTCCGCAGCAGCTCGGCTACGCCGGGCCGCGGGTCGGCACTAACTGGACGGGGGATTGATCATGGGACTACGGACGACCATGGACGCGATCGAGGCCCTGCCGCTGTTCTCGGCTGCACGGCGCGACGATCCGTCGACATCGCACAAGGCCGCGGCCGCTGTGCCGGCGATCCGAGGCGACCACGCCAGGCGGATCCTCGAGGCCCTGACGGCCGGGCCTGCCGGCCAGACGGCGATCGCAGACCGGTCGGGCCTCACCGTCGCCCAGGTCTCGAAGCGGATCCACGAGCTGCGGAAGGTCGGAGCGATCGAGCGGACGGGCCGCGAGGTCGCGCGGGGTGAGGACGAGTACAGGATGGCGACGACATGAACACCGGCGGTCTTTTCAGCACATGGGCATTCGGCCCTTTTCATGCCATGGTCGCCGTGGCCGGCGGAAGCCTTTTGAGACAATGACGACAGTTCGTCTTTTATCATCGTGGTTTCCGCCGGCTTTTTACTCACGAAGTAAAGGATTACATAGCGTGACTCGCAACCTAACATTCTGGGCCGACGAGAGCGGCGGCCATGCAGTTCAGCCATCGGCCGACCGGAACGTATCTCGGTGCTGGCTCGACCCGTCTCTGTTCGTCGATGTCGTCGGCCTCGATTTCGGGGCCGGGCGGATTCACTTTCACTCGACTGGTGATGGCAGGTCGTGGAGCGCGGACTCCTCTTTGGCGAGGGACGAGATTCTCGGGCTCAGGCCTGGGTCTCTGCTGGTTGTTGAGTCTGCCCACCTTGCTACTCCGAGGACCAGAAAGTCTCTCGCCCAGCCTTTCGCGGCGGAAGAACTGCTCGACCTCTACGCGTCCGCGAGGTCTGCCGGGATCACTATCAAGCTCTTTCCGCATTATCACTCAGGCACAAGGGCGAGGTCATGGGCCGCCAACAAGTTCCCGGGTGTGCAGTCACACAAAAAGACCGACGCCGCTGACGCGATGGCGCTCGCTTTGTATGTGATGAACTGCAACGCGGTTTCTTTGGCTGATCCTCCGGCCTCTTTCTCCAGGCATCCGAAGCGAGACTACGGCAAGGCTGTACGCGGGTATTCGTCGATCGCGCTGAACGCCGAGAGGACTACTGGATACATGGGTCGGCACATGCCAAACGTTGTCGAGTTGGGGCTGGAGATCTTTCGCAGGAGGGGAAAGGCAATCGGAAAGGTCGCCTGCCATTCGGTCGCGTCGCTGATCGTCACGGAGGTAGACGGAGTTCCGATGATGTTCGTCATGGGAGGCCGGCCTCCAGGTGTCGAGACGTGGTCGAGGCATGTCGCCGGAATGTCTCCGTTTCATCACAAGGCTGGCATCGCTCGGTCGAACATTATGAGGCACGCCTATAAGCCGTTCCTCCGCAGGTTTGGAAACCGAAGCGGCGTCAGTATGGAGGCTGACGGAAAAATGGTTCCGTTCGGCGACCACGACGACGCCCAGGCGGATACCAGGACGAAGTCGATGAAGGCATTCCGCGACACGTTGAAGGACTGCTACCGCGTCGGCGTCGAGATCGCGATCGGTCGAGGATTCGCAAAGCTAGACCCAGTCGCGACGCCGTTTAGCGAGGTGACACATGGCCGGTGAATGGATCCCCTACGACGTTTGCCTACCCCAAAAGCCCGAGGTCCTGGATCTCGTCGACCGGACCGGCCTCGAGGTCGACCAGGTCGTCGGGCGGCTCCTGATGCTCTGGGGCTGGTCGGCCCTGAACAGCTCCGACGGGTCGGCCCGGATGTCGCTCCGGCTCCTGTCGAAGGTCTGCGGGGGCGACGAGGCCTTCTGGTACGCGGTCCAGGACGTGGGCTGGCTCGTGATCGACGCGGAGAATGGGACCGTTGGTATCCCCGGATGGGACGCCAGGTTCTCGAAAGCCGCCAAATCAAGGGCTCTCGCGACCGTCCGGCACCAGGTCGACAAGGTCGGGGGCGCTACGCGCCCCCAGCCGGGGCGCGTAGCGCCCCCGACCGGGGCGCAACGCGCCAGAGAGAGAGGAGATAGAAATTCTTCTTCTTCCCCCGGGACGGCTGCGCAAGGGGACCCGGACCGAGTCCCTGCCGGGCCTGCCGGCTGGGAGACGCTCCGCAAGGCCTGGGCGGCTGGCACGGGTCGCCCCTGGCGGCTGCCTGGGCCGCCCGACAAGGTCGGGGAGCGGCTCTCGGAGGACGGCTGGTTCGAGAAGGCCCTGGCGGCGATCGAGGCCCTGCCGCGGTGTAAATACTTCCGCGACCCGGTGACGCTGCCGCAGATCCTCGCGCCGGGCTTCGTCGACAAGGTTCTCGGGGGCCAGTTCGACAACGCTCGCGATCAGCCGGCCCGCGGAGGATTCCGAGGCCAGGAAGACCGGCCGCCTCCGCAGGCCTGGTCGGGGAGCGACGCCGCGGCGTTCGAGGCGACGAAGCGGAAGCTCGCGGATCAGATCAGGTCGCAGGAGGGAGCCGCGTAATGGGACGACCGATCAACACAGGCGTCGAGCCGTGGGTGGACCCGGCCGAGGACGCCGCGAGCATGTCGAGTCTTCGACTCGCTCCGGCGATCGAGATCGAAGCCCGCAAACTCCGCGAGCGACACATCGGGCGACGCATGGCCGAGACCGAGGAGGCCGCGAGCGCGAAGATCGCGAAATGGAACGCCGGGATCAGCCGGCCACAGGGCGGAGGACACAGGGCGTGAATCCGCCCGCCACTGGACGCCCATAGACTCGACCGCGGAGGGCCACGGATGGCTTGCCTACACCTGACGACCGAGCAGCTCGAGAAGGAGTTCGTCGCCGTGTTCGGCGATGGGGTCGCGACGCCGACGAAGCTCTGGGTCGATCACTTCCACGATTATCACACGTTCATTCGCGTCGTCTTCCCGAAGTTCACCGGGAAAGGGGCCGACAGGCTCCAGGATCTCCGCGACCGGCTGATGATCAAGTACGGCTACAAGCGGGCCGAGCTGTCTATCGTCGTCTTCATGGACGACGACTCCTACGACTTCTTCGCAGCCCACCGGCTCCACATTCATCTCGCCGGTTGATTCGCAGGGCAGGAAATCTACGGTGAAGGTCCGCACGGAGGCGGATCGTGGAGTTCACCGTCGAGATACCAGGCGACGCCGTTCCGCAGCCGCGTGCACGGAGCACCCGCGGCGGCCGCATGTACACGCCGGACAACGGGATCGTCGCGTTCAAGCAGGCGGTCGGCCTGCTCGTGAAGGCCGAGGCGGCACGTCGGAGAATCTCACTGGACGATTCCTCCGCGTTCGTCCTCGAGGTCGTCTGTGTGTTCGGCCGCCCACTTTCCCACCTGACCACCTCGGGCGA